CGTGACCTCTTGCATGCCATGCAAGTCTATAATTTCAAGGTAAAATCCCCTAAAAATCTACCATACAGCGCATTTACCATAAAATCAACCTTCTACGCCCGTCTTATTTTACACACTTTTACACACATTTCGGTAAAAATATGTAGCTTTGTTTGTCCATTGTTTGTCCAAAATTCAAAGTGTATGCCTACATTTTCTATCGAGATCAGAGAGAAGAACGAGCGGCGGGACGGTAAATTTCCGGTATCCATCCGCCTTACCCATAAAAGGGAAGTAAGAAAAATATCTACCGGCGTATATGTCAGTCGGAAGCAGGTAAAGCCTGATTTTTCCGGGATCAAAGATACAACAATTTTGAAAGGATTGTTAAATGACATATCGAAATACGAGGATATGCTGGCCAAAGGACTGGGCACGGACTTGAGCCGATTTTCTGCGGCCGACCTGGTAAAGTATATCGAATCACAAAAGGCAACGGAGGGCGGCGTGGGCATTGACTTCATTGCATTTTGCGATAACCATATTCAGGCGTTGAAGGCCGAGGGACGGGATGGTACCGCTGGACGATTCGAGGCCGTTATTCGCAACCTAACCGACTATTTCGGGCGTTCTATCGTATTCGTCAAGGAGATCAACGTAAAGAATTTGCAGGGATTCGTTGAGTATATGCAGAAACCGCACGAACAGACGCGGACAAACCAGCACGGAAAAGAGGTTACGGTGCGGCGCCCCGGGTGCAAGGCGCAAACGGTAAAGGATTATTTGGCCGACATCCACACCCTATTCAATGCGGCATGCGACCACTACAACGACGAGGATGCCGAAACGGTTCTAATCACCCACCGACCGTTCGGGAGTAAGAAATTACAGGTCGAGGTCAAAGAAGAACCCGAAAAGCGGGATTTGTGCATCGAGGATCTCGTAAAGATACTAAACGCCGAGACTGTCCCGGGTAAGCGTATGCAGCTGGCACGGGACGTGCTGGCGCTCTCGTTCTACTTGTTGGCCATGAACACCGCCGACTTGTTCGGTGCCGATGTCGAACTCGAAGACGATCGGATCATCTACCACCGGCAAAAGACGGCTAACCGTCGTAAAGACGAAGCGTTGATGTCCGTGAAGATCGAACCGGAGGCGCTGTCACTGATTGAAAAGTACCGAGATCCCGACAAACGGCGGTTGTTCTCATTTTATAAAATGTACGCTAATTTCCGGGACTTTAACCACAACGTAAACGCGGGCTGCAAACAACTTGCCGCGCACTTGGGAATCGATGTGCCTTTAAGTACTTATTATATGCGCCACACATGGGCTACTCTTGCCTCCGAGGAGTGCGGGATTTCGGAAACTGACATTGCGCTGGCGCTTAATCACGTTGGGGTGGCTTCCGGCTTCGAAAGCGGCAAAAGCCTTAAGACCACGCGGGGGTACATTCACCGCCGGTTCACGCGCAACGACACGAATAACCGCATTGTTTTGGACTACGTAAAAAGTAAATACTAATTATTATCTATAAAAGTATAAAATAATATACTATTTATTTGGATAATAATATATTTTGCATTATCTTTGTACTGTCAAACAATAACAAAGGGTAATATGAAATCAAGTGAGTTGCACCGCCTAATCCTAAAAAACGGATGGCGATCTATCCGACAAGCAGGGAGCCACGTAATTTATGAAAAGGATGGCAAAACGGTTTCGGTTCCTTTTCACGGTTCGAAAGAAATGGGTTCAGGAATAGCACGGCGGTTTATCCGGGAGATGGGGCTGAAATAAGCCCCCTCCCCGGGCAACCGGAAACGAAATAAATACACACGATTTATGGAAAAGGTAAAGGTTATCATCGAATGGGCATCGGACGGAACGATTTCGGCCATGATGGAAAAGGATATGTTTGCTGGAATGGGCGATACCGTCAAGGCGGCCGTTGCCGACATGAAAGAGGGCGTTGCACTCTATATCAAAACGGCCAAAGAGATGGGTTTTCCCTACAAGACATATTTGGACGGAGCGTATGAGATCGAACTGGAGTATGACGCGGTTAGCGCATTGAAATATGCACGAGAGTATATCAAGGATACCAAATTGGCAGAATTGACCGGCATTCCGGCCGCCCAGTTAGGACGTTATGCCAATGATAAAAGTAAACCACGCCCGGCACAACGTCGTAAGATTATCGAGGCGTTGCACAAATTCGCGGCGCCGTTCTATTCGATTGTGTTGTGATGAATTGCTGTTACCGGTAGTTATTGTTTGACGACGACCTATTTGGAAACGGCAGCCCCCGGATCACTCCGGGGGCTTTTTTACTCTTCATCTTCGGCCTGCAATTCCTCGTCCGTCTTCTCTATTTGTAATACCTGATGTGCATTCAACGGAGAAACCACCTTGCGGCCGGTTCTTGCTTCGAGTTCCAGCCGGGCATTGCGGGCAATTGTGCCGCCTTGTCGCGCGACCGCTTTGTGTGCTGCAAGCGTCCGAGGGTCGGTGGCTTCGGTTATGTCCTTTGTCGAAGCCTCCGCAAGCATGTTGAGGATGAGTTCTGTGTTGGTCATATTATCCCGCAAGTTTTCTTTCCGCAACCCTTTATATGCCTTGTATTCACGGGTGGTGAAGCCAGACCACACATTCGTGATTATGTCAGTCAGTGTGGCAAATTGCTGGCCCTCCTGCACCCCTCGCTTTTTCCACGCGTCGGTCAGGTCTTTACGAACCTCGATCGCTTTCAGACGCTGGTTGATCCAATTATCCGAATACCCCAATCGCTTGTAATCGGCCATTGCTTGCTGAATCGACAGTTCCGGATCCTGCATCTGATCGAGACGGTCGGCAGCCACCTGCGCCATCCACTGTTTGAACGGCTCCGCTTTTGGCGAGGGGATTGACTGGATGATCCGGAACATACCCTGTGTCGTGGCGCAGTTCACCCGTTGGCGACCTCCGGCAGTCTGCACGGAAAGGGGGGTGACAATTTGTCCCCACCCTTTGGATAGCTCCGGGTCGCGCTTCTTCATCTTTTTGATATAGTCCGTAGGATTCACGCTGTCGGTCAATACGCCGACGACATCCACGATCGAAAAATACCACTCCTCCGTTTGGTCATCCCATACGGTGCGCACCTTGCGCTCTTCAAATAATTGTATGGCTTGTTTCTGCGTCATATGTATATTTGATATTCATGTTGAGGTCGAAAGGACAACATCGGCAAAGATAGATGAAAAACGACACCCCGGATCACTCTGGGGATTTTTTGTTAAAATATGAAAGTATTTGAAGAATTTACAATAATCTCGAAATATTTACTTGTTTCCGTCCGATTCCGGTCGCTTGAAATCAACAGATTGGAACGCCTCGGGCATCTCGTTATTTCAACAAATCACCAATGACGACATCTTCTGATATTATAGTGGCTTTTCCATCTTTAACAAACTGCGGAAATTCACCAGTGGCCGCAAAATAAACATTCAAATACCTATCTATTTGGTGTTTGATATTTATCCAAGCCTCATCCCACGTTTTACCCTCGGCAACAATGCCATTTCTAAATGGAACGAAATTTTTTTCATGTTCCCCTGATATGAACGTAATTTTTGGATCGGCGACAAATGCTATAAATCTATTCTCAGCCTGTTTTTTAATAACAATAATCATAATTATATTAAAAAGTGTTGATTGGTTATATTTACGGATAAATTATTTGTATTTCTATTTTATCAGCTCTAAAAATTCAGGTTCGTGAATAATCTGAATATTAGCGCCTTTCGTATTATAGTTCTCGATCTTTTTTAATTTGGATGGCCCTGCGTTCATACCGACAATGACATAATCTGTTAGGCTACTGATCGAGTTGTTAATATCTGCACCCATTGCTTTGACGATCTCGGCCGCCTCGCTACGGGATATTGATTCAAGCACACCAGTAAATACTACCTTTTTGTCGTAAAACGGACTATTGGGATCCGCATGCTCCAAATCCGGCACCAGGGAGTCACCCGATAGTTTTTCCTCCACAACAATCTCGCCTGACAATATTTTTTCGTAAAATGGATTGCGGTTGCGTTTCGGTGTCTTTGGGTGTCTTTCCTTTGTGTACACAGTCGGGTCTGCCAAGTAATAATTTTCAAATGAATCCGAGTCGAATATGTATTCAACATGCCGATAATCGGGCAAATCTGTAAGGTTTCCGCCATGTTCATTGACGAAAAACTCAATAAATTCTCGCAAAATCAATTCATTAAAATCCGATAATGCGTCAGACACATTGCCCGATTTGCATTCAATATTATCGACAAAAAAAATGCTCTCTTTGATTTGTTGGAGTTCCGGCGAGTGGACGCGAAACGATTTTCCTATTTTCTCGATATAGATTTTCATTCTGCAAACGCGTGAAATAGCATTATATCAAATTCTGTCGGCTGTTTGGCGGCAATCGCCATATCAAGGGCGCCCTCCCTCTCGCTGCCTCGGTGCAATCTTATGCCCCCGCCGTGGCAGCACGGAGGGTTACAGCGTTTCCCACTTTCTTCGTCAGCTCCTCGATGGTCTTTTGCTGGGAGGCAACGATGTCTAATAGCTTATCAATTCGCTCTGAATTTTTATCAATTTTTTCGATTTGGGACTCATTTTTTTTGAACATATCCCCATCTCCCATAATTATCCAATCTAATGATATTTGTGGGTATTTGATAAGTATTTGCTTCAATTTGTTCGCACCAACCCCATCGGATATACTGGAATAAGAGCCAGGTGGGAGTCCACACTCCTTTTCGAACTGTCTACCAGATAATCCTAACTCCTTGATTATTAAATCCAATCTGTCTTTTAACATGATTTTGAAAAATATTTTCTTCAAATTATTTGCATGTGATAAATATTTCTATCATCTTTGCAGTGTCATTACGTTAGTAATTACAAATATAATCAAAATAACGAGATTATGAGAGACGTAAAATTTAGAGGGCAATCGAAGCAGACCGGTGCATGGTTGTACGGTTCGCTGATCCGCCGAGGCGAACGGTGTTTTATCCTGCCTTTCACGGGGAAAATGAGGGCCGCCGACACGGAGGTTATCCCCGCCACCGTCGGCCAGTACACGGGCCTCAAAGACATGCACAGTGCCGAGATTTACGAGGGCGACATCATCGGTGGAAGCAACGGGAGTATTAACGGCAGATATTGGCCCTTTCAGATCATAATCGAATGGGACGAAGCCGCATGTGGTTTCAACACCCCGAACTGGGGCTACATGGATTCTACCCATTTTTTCGAGATCAAGGGCAATATCCACGACAACCCTGAATTGATTGAAAAACAAACCGCCGAAAGGCATAAAAACAAAAATAGTATGTTCAAAAAGTTAGATTATCAAGTGTTCCCGAGTGAGGAAAAAACCATCTGTGTTGTCGATGACCCGGTATATGGCGGGGCGCATTGCTATGCGATTCAACACTCGGAGGGCTTTTCTGACGGAAAAGCAAAGTATGTGCCCGTCGAAACCCGCATTCAGTTTGTACAGAAAAATGACGACGGAAGTGTCATTAATGGCGTGCAGTCGGAGCAGTTAGCCTATATTCTGCTCGACCGTGCTATCAAACTGAATAACCGTTTCCCGTCGCCGCAGAACGAAAAGCAGATCGCCGGGCTGCGGATGTTCCTTGAAGGTTGCGAGGAGCGTGTCCGTGATCGCATGAATCGCGGAGTAATGGGTGACCTCAAACAGTGACGCTGATTGTTCTGAAATCAAGTTATTGAGTGCAACACCCTCCCGCGAACCGTCAAGCGGTTACCCGGAGCGATACCGGCGCGGGAACAAAACATAAACAGATTTTTAATTATGGCCGAATTAGTCCGAACCGTAAACTTTGCCGAAACCTTTGCCGCGTTGAGGCTTGGCGAAAGCGTCGAGTTCAGCGTTGCCGAGTTTACCGAATCGAGCGTGCGGGCCAACGCCAGCCGCTACTGCAAGGGTAAAAACATCAAATTGTCGGTCTCCGCGTTGAGGGGAACCGGCGTTATCAAAGTAACCCGTAAATCGTAATACCATGAACCACGAACCTCTCGACCGACTGCATTTGCAGCAGATAGCCGCCGCCTACGCTGCCGGGTATCGTATGGCCCGGGCGGAGCTGGCCGACGATGCGAAATACTACACCCTTACCCAGTGCTACCGGAAATTCGGCCGTGGTACGGTCGACCGGTGGGCCGCCGAGGGGCTGATCGAGATAATCAAGGACGGAACACGAAACAGCAAGTGCCGAGTGCTTGCGGAGCGCATCGAACTGGTGGCGTCGCAAAGCAACCGCGCCAGCTGGTTCGACAAACACGAATAACCCGCAACAATGGAAAAGAGGAGCAGACGATGGGAGAAACGCGACGTGCAGGACGTGATCGCTCGGTATATGGCCGGCGTGGACGTCTTCACCATCGCCGAGGAGTTCGGGCGACCGGTTCGCAGCATAGAGATGATGATATATCGGCAAGGGTTGCATCGTCGTGTAAAGTCACCGGTAAATGACCGCGCAAAACTGGACTGTATGCCCGATCCGTTCGAGTGGATGGGCGGAAAAAAGGATCACCTATAAAAACCGTATGAAATGGAACAGACTTTCGAGCAAATGAAGGACGCGGCGAAAGAGGTACATCGCCGATTTTACAAGTATTGCACCTCCTCGTTCAATGCTATTGTTAATACCGACAATGTGCGAGATTTGCGCCGTGTCGTGATCCGTTATCGCGATTATGTTTCAGACCCTCGGGCAGCCCACTATATCCGCGAGAATTATGCGGATGTATTGGAGGCGCTGGGGCTGCAGATCCAGTTTTACATCGATGGCCGTGTACGGCTGTATTTGGCAAACTAATATCCCCGATTATGGAATGGAACAACCACCCCTTTGAAAAAGACACGCCCGTAAGGACGTTTGGCAGCCGCAGCGGGTTGGCGGCCTGGGACGCCGAGAATTGCGATCGGTGCATCAAGCACGACGAATGCGAGCTGTGCGACGCGATCACGGCGGCGTACATCGGCGACGGGCGGGTGCCGCTGTGGGTCGCCAAGCGGATCGGATGTCTATATGACCCGCTCTATTTGTCCGCCAGTCTCGAAAGCACGTGCAGGGAACGATGCGTTTTGCTTGCAAATATGTGGCGAGCGAGGCAATACTGAGAGCGGATGCAAATGTACGGATTTTTTTAATTTCTTAAGATATCACGATAATGAATAAGCCAGACACATGCCCCGGATACTCCGCCGACATCGATACGGAATACAACAGGGTGACGGAGAACGGAACCAAGGTGTGCGGATCGTGCAATTGCTTCAAGTATGAAGACGCCAACGGGTATGGTGAATGCGAACACCACGATGTCCCCGAAAGCTATTTCGAAGCTCGTCACTGCTCCGATTACTGTGGGAATTGGATTCCGAAAATTAAATGAGTAATAAAATTTTAAGGTTGGGAAATTATGGCAAGACCGAGAAAACTAAATGCGGACTGGTTTCCGCACGACGTAAACGAACGAAACAAACCGATGGTAAAGGCCATTCGGCGCAAGTTTTCACACTTGGGGTATGCGGTATGGACTTATTTGCAGGAAACGCTGACCAGCAGCGATTTGTTCCGCATCAAGTGGGACGATGTGACCGTCGAGTTGCTGGCGGCCGATTACGACGTTGAACCGGAGGATCTGATAGCGATAGTAGAATATGCTGTCAAAATCGGCCTGTTGGAAATCGGGGATGGGTTTATTTTCTCCGCCGAACACCGTAACGGCCTGAAACCTTTGCTATTAAAGCGCGAGCGCGATTTGCTTTTCCTTGATAATAAGGCAAAAAGCAAAACAGACGCAGGGGGCGCGGAAATTATCGACGCCGAAAATGAGCCGAAAACAAGCGAAAACACAACGAAAAAGGAGCGAAACCCCAAAAATGAAATGATTTTCGACGCTGAAAATGTTGAAAAAACAGAACCGGCGGGAGTTTTCGACGCCGAAAACAGGCGGAAACAGGGTTTTTCGTCAATTATCGGCGAATTTCCTTTTTTTAAGAGTAAGAGTAACAGTAAGAGTAATACACACACAGTAATCCCTACATGGAAAGGGGGTGTGGGGGAAAACCAAACCGCCGAGTTCCTCGACTGGCTCGATTCGGCCTATCCCGAAATCGCAGCGATGGCCGAACCGATCACCGAGGAGCAGGCCCGCGACATTCTGGCCAAGTTCAGTGCCGAGGATATAAACCGCATCATCGCGGCAATGGACAACAAAGGGGCGTACAGGAACAAATCCGCATACTCGACGTTTGCCTCGTTCGTGGCTCACGACATCATCATCAAGAGCCGCAAAGCCGACACGGGCCGCAAATACACGTACAACGAGGTGATCGCCGAGGTGGACGGAGGCCGGGGGGCGTGGGACGATTTCCAGTTCCTCGCAATGCCCGACGGCACGAAGTACTGGATGCGTAAAATCGACATAGCCGCAATACAAGCATGAGACGAAGATCGACCAACAACACCGACACGATGACCGCAAGCGAATTTAGACGGCTTATTTCCGGCGATCTCCCCCGAAATAGTATAACTACACCGATCGGCAATCGAAAGGTCTTAAACGCGACGAAAACAGAGGAAAACGGGGTAATCTTCGACAGCCGACTCGAACGCTACATGCACGATCTGCTGAAATCGCACGGAATAGGCTTTCTGTTTCAAAAGCGCTACACCCTGCAAGAGCCGTTCACCTACAACGGGGAGAACGTTCGGGCGATCACCTACACGCTGGACTTCTACCTGCCGGATTACGACATGGCGATCGACACCAAGGGCATGGCCACCCAGCAGGGCAAACTCCGCATCAAGATGCTGAAGCGCCTGTTTGCCGACCTTGGCCGCACCACCACGATCGAGTTGCCCCGCACAAAAGACGAATGCGCCGCGCTGGTGGCTCGGCTGACTTCAAACCGATAAAACGAAAGCTATGCAGATCAATACCACCTACAACATGGATGCGCTTGCGGCGGCCCGACTGCTGCCGGACGGTTGCGTGGACTGCATCGTCACTTCGCCGCCGTACTACGGGCTGCGCGACTACGGTGTAGACGGTCAGATCGGGCTGGAAGAAACGCCGGAGGTTTTCATCGATCATCTTGTGACGGTATTCCGCGAACTGTGGAGAGTACTCAAGCCGGAGGGGACGTTGTGGGTGAATATGGGCGATAGCTATGCCGGTAGTAACCGCGGTGCTGACGATGTCAAACCCAAGGACTTGATCGGGATCCCGTGGATGCTGGCGTTCGCCCTACGTACTGATGGCTGGTACTTGCGTCAGGACATTATTTGGCACAAGCCGAACCCGATGCCCGAGAGCGTGACGGATCGCTGCACCAAGGCGCACGAGTATATTTTCCTTTTCAGCAAATCGGCCCGCTATTACTTTGATGCCGAGGCGATCAAGGAGCCAGCGACCGGGTGGAACGGATCGAAATTCGAGGATGGCAAGAACCTGATCAACCATCCGAACGTCGGCAAGAACCGGCAGCGCAAGCCGGCAGGATGGGACACGGGGAAAGGCGGCCACGGATCATTCCATCGCTCCGGTCGTGCGGAAGCGATTGAATACACCGAGATAGCGCCGGAAGCTTCAACGACGCGCAACAAACGAAGCGTGTGGACAGTTCCCCCGCAGCCGTTCAAAGAGGCCCATTTCGCCACGTTCCCCGAGGATTTGATCGTGCCGTGCATCCTTGCCGGGTGTCCCGCCGGTGGCCTCGTACTCGACCCGTTCAACGGCTCCGGCACCACGCGCATCGTGGCCAATAAACTCGGCCGCAATGCTATCGGTTTCGAATTAAATCCCCAATATATCGAAATAGAGAACAGACGCCGCAGTAAAGAGCTGGGGATATTTGAAAGCATTACGCTATGATCCGCTTTCTGTACATAGACCTCTTTTGCGGCGCCGGTGGAACATCTACAGGCGTTGAGGCGGCACGGTTGCACGGCGAGCAGGTCGCCAAGGTGATCGCGTGCGTCAATCACGATGCCAACGCGATCGCTTCGCACGCGGCCAACCATCCCGACGCGCTGCACTTTGTCGAAGACATCCGCACGTTGAACCTCGACCGGATGCTGGCCCATGTCGAAGCCATGCGGAAACAATACCCTGCCGCCCGCGTGGTGTTGTGGGCGTCGCTGGAGTGCACCAACTTCTCGATCGCTAAGGGCGGCCAAAGCCGCGACGCCGACAGCCGCACGCTTGCCGAGCACCTTTTCCGATACATCGACGCACTGCGGCCCGACTACATCCAAATCGAGAACGTCAAGGAGTTCATGACGTGGGGGCCGCTCGTGGTGAAAGTCGTCGAGGCATCGGCCGGTCATGGCGAATACTGTCCACTGGCGATAAAGACCGAGGGCACCGGCAAACACAAGCGCCGCACCATCGCCCCCGTGTGGGTGCCCGATGCCGCCCATCGCGGCGAGCATTACCGCCGGTGGGTGGATCGCATTTGCGCGGACGGAGGCTATCGGTTCGACCACCGCATCCTCGATTCGGCGGACTTCGGGGCCTACACCTCCCGGCGCCGGTTCTTCGGGATTTTCGCCGCCGGACAACTGCCCATCGTTTTCCCGACGCCGACACACACCAAGAAACCCGCTCCCAACCTGTTCGATGTCCGGGCAAAGTGGCGCCCGGTTCGTGATGTGCTCGATTTGCACGACGAGGGCGCCAGCATCTTCGGCCGCAAAAAGCCGCTGGTGGATGCGACCTTTGAACGCATCTACGCAGGGCTGGTTAAGTTCGTCGCCGGTGGCAAAGAGGCGTTCATGGTCAAATACAACTCCATGAGCCAAAGCGGTAAGTACGTTGCGCCCGGTATCGACGATCCTTGCCCGACGGTTGCGGTGCAGAGCAGGCTCGGCGTGGCAAAGGCGTGTTTCCTTGCCAAGCATTTCAGCGGATCACCGGCCGACCGTGCCATCAGCATCGACGGGCCGGCGCACGCCATCACGACGGTAGATCACCACGCACTGGTGTCCGGCAATTTTCTGACGGCATATTATGGCAACGGCTACAACTCGCCCGTCGAGGCGCCGGCCCCGACCGTCACGACGAAAGACCGGTTTCAACTGGTGCGTCCTCGATTCCTGAATATGCAGTACGGAAATGGATGCACCGCGTCCGTCGAGTTGCCGGCCGGGACTGTAACCCCCACGCCAAAACACCATCTCGTTACGTATTGTGCGGAAACACCGCCCCGTAAAGGTCGTTATCTACTCAACCCGCAATTCGCATCAGCGGGGGCACCCATAGATCGCCCGTGCTTCACGCTGATCGCACGGATGGACAAAAGACCGCCCAGTATCGTTACAACGGAGAACGACGTGCAGCATCTCGCGCCGTTCATCCGCCGCGAAGGCGATACGCTGATCTACGAGGTATATACCACAGACAGCCCGATCGTGGTGCAGATAAAGGAGTTCATGGCGCTGTACGGGCTGGTCGATGTGAAGATGCGAATGTTGAAGATTTCCGAACTGAAACGCATCATGGGTTTCCCCGCCAACTACAAGCTGGTAGGCACACAGGCCGAGCAGAAGAAGTTCATCGGCAACGCTGTTGAGGTTACAATGGCCCGCGTGATCTGCGAAGCACTGGGGCGTATGATTTTGGATTTTGAAAATGCAGCATGATATGAAAAGTATAAATTTATTCGGCCAAGAGGAGCACGTGTTCACGAATCGCAGAAAGTCGCAAAAAAGTATTTTCGACGATTACGAGGGCTTTGTGGAAAAATTCAATCCCAAGAAAACGACCGACGACTGCTATACGCCTCCAGCGGTGTACGACTATGTTTTGCAATATGTAGCCGATCATTGCGACATCGACGGGATGACCGTTGTCCGCCCGTTCTATCCGGGTGGTGATTACGAGAGCTTGGTCTATCCCGATAATTGCGTGGTGATCGACAACCCGCCCTTTTCGATCGTCTCTCAAATTGTCCGGTTCTATCTGAAACGAGGGATCAAGTTTTTCCTGTTTGCTCCGCATCTGACATTGTTCAGCGCTGACCTTGACTGTACACGGATCGTATGCGGCGCCGCTATCGTTTACGAAAACGGGGCAAAAGTAAATACATCTTTTTTGTCCAATATGTTCGGCGAAGCCGGTGTAATAGGTGATCCTGTGCTATATGAGGGGATCGACGCCATTTGCTCGGCACCGAAAGCGGAGTTGCCGAAATACAAATACCCGGACTGCGTGCTGACGGTTTCGGATGTAGCGTACATCGTGAAAAACAAGGGAGAGATAAAGATAGACAAGCGGGAAATGGTGCATCACTCTGCGCTTGACATCCAAAAAAAGCACGGGAAATCGATTTACGGATCCGGTTTTTTAATCTCGTATACCGCCGCCGAAAGAGTTACCGCCGAAAGAGCTGCGGTGAAAAAAGAGGCTATAGTATGGGAGTTATCCGAACGAGAAATGCGGATCGTTGAAAAATTAAGCGGGCAATAAATGGAACCAGCCAACCCTTTGCACGCCGAGATACGGCGCCACGTCCGCGAGGTACAACGCACCCGCCGGGCTACAAACAGGATGCCCGCCGACGCTCTGGTCATACGCGACGGACTTATGCTGAAAACGCGGTTTTCCCAATCCCTCACCGCTTTTCGTGCCGTATTGGAGGAAATGGTCGCGTTGAGGTTGATAGAGATAGGTCGAACTATAAACGATACCTACGTGCGGGTTATTGAAGATTGATCGATCACCAAATGCAGCAAAAATTATTCTGAAATGGATATGAAAAAACGGATAATACGAGTATTCCCAACCAAGACGAATGCTACGCCAACCGACGAGCTGGTACGTATCCGCGAAACTCCGTCCTTTTTCGACGAAGCGGACGAGGTGCACGTTTCTGTAACGTTCACATGGGACATACCGATCGCTGAATGGCTGGCGAAACAATGGGAGCCGGTTGCAACGGTGAAGATCGGCGGTCCCGCTTACAATGAGCCGGGCGGCGATTTTATCCCTGGTATGTACATGAGGCACGGATACGTGATTACCAGCCGAGGATGTCCGAATCGATGCTGGTTTTGCGCTGTTCCCAAGCGTGAGGGCGGAATGCTCCGAGAGTTGCCAGTTACCGACGGCTGGATTCTGACCGATGACAACCTGCTGGCCTGCTCTCCGGGCCATATCGACGAGGTATTTGCCATGCTTGCCCGCCAGCCGCACAAGCCGCAATTTACCGGAGGACTGGAGGCAGCGTTGCTAACCCCGACGATGGCGCAACGAATACATGAGTTACATCCCCAATCGCTATTTTTCGCCTACGACACCCCCAACGACCTGGACCCGCTCGTTGAGGCAGGCAAAATGCTTATCGAGGCAGGTTTCACCAAATCCAGCAACTCGATGAGGTGTTATGTGTTGTGCGGTTACAAGGGAGACACGTTCGAGAAAGCACAGACACGGATGGGCGAGGCGTGGCGAGCCGGTTTTATGCCAATGGCAATGTTGTTTCGTGATCTTGAGGGTAAATATTCAACCGATTGGCGCCGGTTTCAACGGCAATGGGCCAATCCGACAATCACGATCTGTAACTGTATAAAACACTTTGGTAGATGAAAATAATCGTAACATTTTCCGGAGGAAAGGATAGCCTTGCGGCGCTGTTGTGGGTGCGCGAGCACATCACCACCAACTTTACCACCGTGTTTTGCGATACGGGATGGGAGCATCCACTGACCTACGAGTACATCAATCGCATCGCCGACCGGCTAAACCTCGACCTCGTAACGCTCAAGTCGCCCAAGTATGATGGGATGGTCGGTTTGGCCAAGCAGAAAAAGCGTTGGCCGTCCACCCGTGCCCGATTCTGTACCCAAGAGTTGAAAACCAAGCCGTGCATCGACTATGTGCTCGACAACGTACAGGATAATATACTGATGATCCAAGGCATACGCGCGGCGGAATCTCCGAACCGTGCGGCTATGTCAAAGCAATGCACGTACTTTAAGTACTATTTCGAGCCATACGGTTATGATAAAGCGGGCAAACCAAAGATGCACACCTATCGCGGTCACGACGTGCGGGTGTTCCGAAAGCAATACGCTGACGATCTACTGCGTCCCGTATTCGATTGGTCGGCGCAGCAGGTGATTGACTACATCCTCTCGGCGGGGCTTGAACCCAATCCGCTCTACACGATGGGCTATAAACGTGTAGGGTGCTGGCCGTGCGTCATGGCGAGCCAGCGGGAATTTCCCGCCAATCTCCGGATCGCATCGAGCAGATTACCACGCTGGAGCATGACCTGAAGTCATCGTTTTTTGGACCGGGTAAAATCCCCGCCCACGCGATTACCAGCGGCGAGAAATATCCGACAATAAACGATG